CTACTTGGCTGCGACTTCAAGCGGATGCGTTTAATTGTAAATGTAGTATGCCTGCAAATTTACACTAAAAAGGCAAATCATGTGCTTGGTGTTCCATGCTTTCTTTGGCCTTTTGGTCAATCGGCTCGACTTTGCCGGATATGAACCGCTTGCCGTTGGATTCCTTGACCCACCCAGAGAGGCGCATCTTGGTTCCATCGGATAGAACCACGTCGCCCCGATAGTCCGGGCGTTTCGGGTTGTCGCCCTTGTCGTTTACGAACAGGGTGAAGGTGTTGGGTTGGGGGGTGTAACTCATGGTTGGGCTTTTTGGTTAAGGGATTAATTTGTATTTACGTCCGTTGTGTTCGATGATTTCGGGGGTGCGGTTGTCCTCAATGTGACCACTTGAATCTTCATGGTAGATGAGGTTGCGTTGTGAATCATACTCGGTCTTAAACCAATATCCATCTGATTCCTCAAAGTAAATAACATCGCCATTTTTGTCTTTAATCTCAATGTTTCCATTGGTCTTAAAGTCCCAGTTCAGCCATTGGCCAAATGTTTGTCCGTCTTTCATTGATCTTGGTTTTTGGTTTTGATTGAGTAAGTGCAAAGGGTTTTCTCTACGACCTCTCCAGAGGCCCGTAAATCCCTTATGATTCGGTAGGTGGCCCCTTTGCTCGTTCCAAGAATATCTTGCAACTGAGAGGCTCTGAGAGGCTTCTGCGACAATAACCGCAAAGCCTTGATGGTGTTGATGACTTGCTTCATCGGAACGATACGGCTATGGACGCTTTGGTGGCCTTGGCGGTGCAGACTGGAACCTGCTCGCCTGTTGATTCGTCAAAGATAGCGGTCTTCCCTGCTTGCCTGAACGCCATCTTCAGCACTTCCTCCCTCGCTTTCATTTGTGCTTTAAGGTCGGCATACACGGCATCTTCCTCGTAGTTAGGCGTTAGGCTCCCTTCCTTGAGGGTTATCTCTGCACCAAAGGCTTGGAAGGTCTTGCCGTGCTTCGAGGCTTCGTCGGCTACGGTCTGCTCGGTGGCCTTGATAGTGGCTTCCAAAGCCTTGACGATGGCCTTGAGTTTGATGTGCGCCTCCACCGGGTTGACCTCTCCGTCGTTGATTCGGTCGGTCAGTTGCTGGGCGATTTGGGCTATCTCTGCCTTGCAGATGTCGCTCTTGGGGATCGTGATTAAAGTCGGGTAGGTCATGGCTTGGATTTGAAAGTTTCATAAAGAGGGGCTAACCAAGTGGCGTAATTTATTTCAAAAATTCTGCTTAGGTCAATTGCTTGATTCAAGGTCAACTGATGGACGTATTCTTTTTCGGTCAGGGCTTTGACCAGTTCCTCGCCAAGGGTTGGGTACTGCTCTTTGAACTCAAGGAGTTTCTTAAACTCCTCGGCATTCATTTTTTCAAGTAGGTTCATGGCTTTGCAAGTTGGTTTTGAATGAATTGGATGCCTTTCTCAAAGCGTGCCGGGGTCATGTGGTCGATGTCCTTCAAATACTTCGCCTGCTGCTCCTTTGGCAGTTTGTCAAGCAATGCAAGGAAGTCGGCCTTGAGCGTTGCGGTGGTCAGTTCGTCGTAGGAAGGAACCAGTCCGAGTTTGTCGTTGAGGTCCCCAAGGTTCTGCTGGGCGATAGCCATCTGTATCTCGTTGGACGATGCGATGCTCGTTTCGATTCCGATACCGATGCAGGCCAAGGCACGGCCCCAAGCGGAGGTTTCGCAGTTTTCTACATACGAGGTCTTGTTGATCATTGAACTGGTGCGGTCCTCGGAGGCGTGGCCCGTAGCACGGATGCGACCTTCGTTGTCCCGGATGACTGCACGGACGCAGCAGCGGTCGGGTTGCAGGTCAATGAGTTCGGATTCCAACGACCAGCCAGCGTAGGCCGGTTCGTTGCGGAAGTACAGGAGGCGTTGATTGACTTCAACGTAGTCCTTGCCTTTGATGTTGGTGGTTTTAAACTTGTGCATGGTTTTGAGGTTTGGTTTGAGGTTTAGTTGGTGATAAGTGCGAAGATGAAACGCCCGAAGAAGGCGATGCCGGTCATGGTTGCCAGCAGGATGTAGCCCGTTACGAGAGCTGCTTTGAGTTTGGCTTGGGTTTCGTGGTTCATGGTTTGAGGTTTGAGGTTTAAAGAATGTGCGTTGGCGAGTCGCACCCCTCGGTTGGTTAGAAATCTTTTCTCCAAGTTATGCCACGCTTTGTCCTGATTGTCTTATTGTTTAATATTCTGCAATAAAATCCATCTACAGTTGCGTATTCGCCATCTATTTTAATGTGTACTGGCTGCCTATCAAAATAAGCAATAAAACTGTCCTTAATCTTTTGCTCTAATTTGTTGGGTAGGTTGTTCATGGTTTTGAGGTTTAGTGGTTGGTTTGTATGTCAAAGGTACAACGACTTTTCCTAATTTGTGCCACCTCGTAGCAAAAAAATTATTCATCCCCCTTTGGATTGCATTGGAGGGCTTTTTGTACATTTACACCCATGCCCGAATACCACTCCCTCCGACCTGCCAAGGCCCTGACAAACGCCCTTGAGAGGCTGATGATCGCCATTGACAACGCTGATCTTGAAGGCAACCACGCCCTTCTCTTGGAATACCGGAAAGCCTGCGAGTTGCTGGGCTATGACCCGGCAATGGCTCAATGGCAGGGGACCAAGGAGGTCCACCTATCCAGCGGCCCCGACATTGCCGACCCTGTTGCGGTCAACTACTTCCACAAACTAAACCCCGAAGAATGAATCGCACCATCACCCACCTCGTCGTCCATTGTACGGCTACCCCGAAGAACACGACCATCGCCTCCATCCGTAAGCACTGGAAGGATGCCCTTGGATGGAAGTCGGTGGGCTATCATCGCATCATTGATTCGACCGGGAACGTAACGGTCTTGGCTCCTGATTCAGCCGTAACGAATGGTGTTCAGGGACACAACGCTACGAGCCTTCATGTGTCCTACATTGGAGGCAAGGACAAAGATGACCGAACTATCGGGCAGCGTCAAGCGATTGCCGTGGTGCTTTTAGATTGGCTCAAGAAGTACCCTACCGCAAGGATATGCGGACACAGGGACTTTCCGGGTGTAACCAAGGCCTGTCCCCAGTTCAACGCAGAGAAAGAGTACGGTTACCTGTACCTAACTGCCAGCGGTTCGCAGGAGGGATAGAGCAGCAGGTGTACGACTTTCTCGTACGGGTCAGTACAACCTATCCGCTGGGGTGAAGGTGGCGTGGACTTGAAGTTCGGGACCCTTGTTGTCTTTGCTGGTATTCCGTGAGGTTTCCAGTTTCAGCCAATAGCCTCCCAAAGGTTTCGGGCCTCTTCCTCGCTCAGTATGAAAGCCCATGTAGCCTCCGTCCCATTCTTCCTTGTAAGTAGCCGTACGAAGTTGGTGAATAGGTTTTTGAATGAGGGTTTTGGTCGAGCGGTCATAGCGGTGAATCATGTTTTGATGGTAGTACAATTCGTGGACATGGCCCATCCAAGTCAAGTCGTATCCTTCGGTCCCGGCAAGGAGCCTCTGGTCGTGAATTACTCCGCGGGACACCACCCCCCCGCCACTATGACCATGAAAATAATGCACTACGAAGTTGACTCCACGGATTGTATCGTGAAGCACTCGGATGTCAATGGTTCCACCATATCCGCCAACTTGAACCGCTGACCCTGTGGCGTAGTTGAGGGTGCTGGCAAAGCGTTGCAGGAGGTCCGTTTCCCCGTGTTTAATGATAGCGGTTTCGTGGTTGCCGTAGCCTATCAGCAAAATGTTTTTGGCGTAGGGAGCGAACCATTCCACCGAGGTGTCCACGATAGCGTCAAAGTATCGGTCGGTGTTGTGTTCGGGACGAATCAGCGATTTGTCAGCACGACGGTCATATTTCCCACCCATGCAGCAGTAAGTGTCGCCATTGAGTATGATGGCAGCATTCCGCTTGACGGCTTCGTCCAAGTGATTTTTCAGCAAGCCTCTATCGCAATGGGGGTTGTCCCAATGCAGGTCGCTGACAAGTAAGAACTCCTGCCCCGATTGGCAGGTGACTTCGTGGATATTTCGGGTGTGTTTGGTGGCTGGTAGGATCATACGAGGTTTTTCAGTTTGGCATTCTCGGACTGGAGTTCGTGGATGGTATGTTCCATTTCCTCAAGTCGTTGACGCAAACTTACGACCTCGTTACGAAGTTGTGTTAATTCCTTGTTTTGTGACTCGCTGGTAGCCTGCCACATAGCGAGGACCGCTTGGGCTTGCCTGACTTGCAGGGAGTCCGATTCGACACGGCCTTTGGTGAACCAAGCGACCGCTCCACCGACGATTGCAGCAACGCTCCCGACGATGGTGGTTTCTATCAGGTTCATTACTTGTTCGGCTCGCCCTTTGTCTTATCCAAAGCCATCCAACCAACTGACAACAAGGTCAATACGGAACCGATGATTTCGGTAAGGGTCGCTGAATCAATGATACCTTTGGCGACGAGGGTTCCACCGATGAAGGTGAGAAGGTGGCGAAGTAGTGCGATGACTGCTGATTTCATTAGGGGTAGTTTAGGGGTTTCGGGGTTGCGTTTGCGGAATAATCTCATAGGGATTTGTGTTGATGGTAGTCCTCGGTGTATTGTTCCTCCCAACCTGCAAAGGCGTGGACTCCGCAGGGTTCGGGCCAAGTTTGGTATTTCTCCCAGTTCTTCGGTTCGTCGCCTTCCCAAAGGATATCAACGCACCAAGCCTTTGGATTTGCAGGGTTGATATGTCCAAGTTCCACAACCGTGCGAGGTTCAGCCTCCAAGTCGTTAATGGTTCGGAAGTCAGCGTAAACCGCAAATTCGTATTTTCGGAAGGTAGCCATTAGAGAGTCGTAAGGGCTGCGAGTTCGGCGGCAGTAAGACGGGTCGTGTAGATGGCAGCGGAGCGGATGCGGTCGTTGAATTGTGCGCCATATACGCCCGATGATATTCTTGTTCCCAAAGAAAAGTTATTCCGTGTAACAGTCGGAAAAGCATTCGGTGTTCCGCTTGCTAAAAAAGAACCGTTCAAATACAACTGCACGCTGCCCGAAAAATACGAGGCGGCAATCTTGTTAATGCCCGTAGCGATGCTACCGCTTACAACGGAATTGGTCCCTGCTGCAACGGTTAAAACTTGGATTCTATTTGGTGAGGTTCCAACAAATAGTATCAACCTATTATCAGTCGTTCCGTCATCGCTTTGAACTATCGCTTTTGTGTCGGCAATGTTTCGTATATCCACCTCCGCATAAATCGTCCCCTCGGTCTGCCCGATGCAACCGCTGACTGCGCCTGATAGGTTTATCACGTCTGCGTTGCGGGTTACCGCTGCGGTGGTTGTGGGCATGAACGATGTCGGTAATGCACCGAGTTCAAATTGCGGTGCAGCGAAAGCGATACCAAGACCGACTGCTGGGTTGGCTTGACCTGCGATGGTAACTCCAATCGTGGGTGCTAAAACAAAATTTGTTAAAGTACCACTTGCAGTCATTGTAAAGGTTTCGGAGCAACGATAAACGTCAGTTCCCCATTGTTCAACCCTTCGGATTCGGCTGGTCGTGCCTGCGGTGTTATAGATTTGCCCACTACTAAAAGAACCGCTTACATCAAATCCTCCTCCAATGTCGCCTGATGCTGCACCAGTTATGGTTGCATAATAACCACCAATCGTGTGCGCTCCTGTTTTTTTCATTAAAAAGGAAATCGTGTAGGTGCTTCCACTTGCGAGAGCCACGTTGTTGCTAAACCGAATAAGACGACCAGCAGCAGAGCCTATATTGCTGCCACTTGCTGCAACGGTCAAGTTGTTGCCACTCACCCCAATAACATTCTCATAAGTTCCCGACAGGTTTGCTCCACGCGTCCAGTTTGTTGCGGTGTCCTGCGAGTTAAGGATTCCGTTGGACCCACTCGGCTCCACAAGCAACGCAGGGCAGCCAACAACGCCACCACTTGCGAAGTAGTCCAACCTCGGAATCCCCGAAGCCACAACCTCAATCAATCCGCTTGCGTTGACCCTTGTTGCCGTAGTTGCACGGGTAACATTAAAGTCGCCTGACGCACCAAGGACCAAACCACCCGAAGTCGTAGCAACGGGGGTGTAGAGTTTGCCCGTTTTGAATCGTGCAGGTACTAAAATCAGCGATGGTGTCGGCATTGTTAGAAGTTGAAGATTGCAGCGAATCGGACGAACAGGCAGCCATTCACGGCAGCCTCGGCAGCGGTTGCTCCGTCAGCCGTAGCCCTTGCATTAAAAGCACCCCAAACCCCGGCAGCAAGTCCGCCTTGCAGCATTGAGATTGGGTAGCCGTAGCCGTAACCTATCAGCATCGCTTACAGGAATGTGTAACCGATGACTGAACCTGCGGAGGGCGTTACGGCAGTAATCTTGCCTCCGTTGCGACCGCTGATTACGATGCCAGCGGATATGGATGCGCCCGACAAGTTGTAAGGAGTCATGAGGTTCTCGCCACCAGTTCCCGTTAAGACCGTGAAAGTAGCAGCAGCATTGACGACTATGAAGTCGTAAACTTTACCGCTTACGGCTCCATTGATAAACTCCATCGTACCACCTTGGCCGAGCATTTGTTGCAATATGGGTGTAGGCATTTTTTAGCGTTTAATTGTAAATGTCTTTTATGTGGGAATTTCACAAACTGAATGACCATAGGGAATCTCAAAGGTCATCGTCGCCTGCCACCCTGCCGTGCGGTCATCCCGGCTCTCTACGAAGCGTGTAAGCGATACGCTGGATGAGAGGGTCCAGTCCTCGCTTGGGTCGTTTGTGAGGGCTGATATGAAGTCCTGTGCTACCTGCAGTTGGTCGCTTAGGACCTCATCCTCGTTATCCTGCCAACCCAGCGTAGGGCTGCCCGAAACCACTCCGCCCATCGGCTTGATGGACTCCACCCGGTCGCTAAAATAGACACCGACCACAAGGTCCAAAGTCCCAGCGTCAGTAGTTGCTGACTGAACATCCGCAAAGACCAAAGGATAGACAATACGCTCACGGCTTGGGGTTCGCAGGTTGATGGTGTTGTCCGTGCCTACCGCAAGAGGGTCGCCCGTCCCGAAGGAGTTGACCTGAGGATGAGCATTTGCAAGGTCCAAGAGAGCCTGCTTGATTTTTATCCATGACATAAGTCTGCAGTTTCAGTATGTTTTTTTTATGCGCTCCCATGCTTAGCAGTCGTTACACGCCCCAAATTGTCCGTAGGGATAGGGGTAGTCAAGGTTGCTGATTCCCATCCTCCTGTTGCGGTCCAAGACCATCCCGGTGCGGTAGTTGGTGGCGTTCGGGTAGATTGTGTCAAGAGCAGAAGGAGGCGAGTTCCACAGAGGATAGGCGTTGCGGTTCTCCATCAGGTAGCGGGTGATGCGTTCGGAGTACCACTCGGCATCGTTCTTCACTTTGTCGGTCAGCCGTGTGATTTCTTCCATGCTCATTTGGGAGGACTCTTCGCTCGTTCTGCGAACCATCCCCTTGTTCATGTACTTGAACGCAAGGACCATGGGCAACTCGTAGTAGAGCCATTGAATCATTGCAGGCTGGATGTAGTCCTCCAGCAGCGTTTGATTGAGTGCAGACGTTGAACCGCTGACGACCTGCGTAACCAATTCCCCGTACAACGGAGAGCCAACGATTGGCTGAATGCGCATCTCCTGCACCTTGACAACCGTTGGACGGATTTGGGTGTAACTGACGTTCTCGTTTATGATACTATTGTCCAGTAGCGTTTCTTCGCTTATAAAGAGTGCCTTCATGCCTTCGTGATTTTATTGCCTTTACGGATTACCAACTGCTGCTCCCATACGTGCCTGCATTGGGGGCGATTCACTCCGCTGGGCGTGTGATACCAACCGCCCCTGCGATTCCACACGGAGTAGCCCATGATTGCAGAAATCCCGTCGATGTCCTCACGGGTGTAAACCTTGCCTTGCCCGGCCAAGTCAAGCATGACCTTGCAGAACTCACGGCTGGAGCCTTTGTCCTTGTTGCTGAACCCTGTCGCCCATGCGTACTTGTAGCGGACCTCCAGTACAGGCTCTGCGACTTCCTTCACGCCCTTGGGCAGGTTCTGCTCGGCTATCTTGTCCACGGCCCTGCTGATTGGGTAGCGGTCCTTGGTAATCAAGTAGGCGACTCGCTTGGCGACCTTGGCCTTGCTGACCCCGAACTCCTTTGCCATTTCTTCAACGCTGGCTTCCCGGTTCTTCTTGCGGTAGGCCTCAATCTTCAGGTCCAACTCTTTCTCTTCCTCTCCCAGTTCGGCAAAGGCCAAGCGGATGTTTTCGTCGATGTTTGTATCAAACCGCATCGGCTTGGAGTGCATCACATGGTAATCGTCTGCATGGCATCCGAACTTACTTGCAACCACTTCCAAGACCTTAAATTCTTCTTCGCCCCATCCGTAGTCTTCGTCGTCTTCCTCGCCCCAAGTCGGCTCGCTGAACTCTTGGGACTGAACGCCCAGCATCGTGTCAATCTCTTGGGCAGACAAACCGAATCCAGCCGAAAGCAT